CCCTTCGGCAAGTCGCGCCCGCAAGCGAACCCCTACGCTATCTATAAGGCGGGCGACTGGACTTGGCATGTGTGCAAGACCTACAAGGCCCCGGAAAGCGAGGCCAAGGACACATACGCGCGCTGGTTTGTTTGGGCGTCATCGCCCATGACCTACGGCGATTTTGAGGGCGGCGATACCTACGCCCGCGAGGTTATGCGCTACGCGTCACCCGTGGCCGCCGAACCGGAATGGCTGGAGGCGCGCGGCATCCACGCCAAAATGCCAACGCCCGCCGAATACTTGGCCAAGGCCTGATGCATCGGTGACCCGCCCCGCAAGGGGCGGGCATCCCGTGCACCACGCGCGACAACAAAAAGGACAAGGCAATGAGCTTCACCATAACTGATCCAGCATCCCCGCGCGTTCAAGCGGTGTTCACCCGCGCGCATCTAAGAATGGTTGCATTGGGCGGGCAGCCTCGCGCGCCTCTAACCCGTGCAAGCCTTCTGAACAAAGCGTCGAACATAACCGGCATCCCGTATAAGCGCGGCGAGTATAAGGCGGCGGTCGCTGACCTGACCGCGTTCCTTGAAAACCTAGACGGCTGGAAGGATTGACCGGCGGGCCGCAAGGCCCGCCACCCCGCGGCCCTTGGCCGCCTGTCCCTGTCCCTGTATCTGTAAGGCCCGGCCCCGCGCCGGGCCTTTATCATTGAACCCCGACCCGACCCGACCCGACCCGACCCGACCCGACCCGATTAAAAGCCTATTGCATCCCGACCCGTGCCATGCTATGCCATAAGGACGGGCGGAGACCCGGATCAAAGGAAAATGGCAATGGAAAATGGAATCATCTACCGCGGGCCAAGCCTGCTAGACGGGTCGCCAATCGTGGCAATCGCAACTTACTCGGGCCGCAACCGCAAGACGGGCGCAATGGTTCAGACCTACATCATCCGCGACGATATGGACCCGGTGACCGCAAGCCGGACGGGCGCTGACGCGGCAATCTGTGGCGCTTGCCCGCTGCGTGGCGTGGCCAATGCCGCCAAGGGCAAAGGGCAAGCCGACAACCGCGCCTGCTATGTGACCCTGATTCACGGGCCCGCGCTGATGTATCGTTCCATGGCGCGCGGCGTCTATCCTGACGCAACCGACCCGGACGCGGCAACCGCTATCGGTTGGGGCCGTATGGTTCGCATCGGCACCTATGGCGACCCGGCGGCCGTGCCGGAATCGGTATGGGAAGCGCTGACAATGCGGGCCAAGGGCTGGACCGCGTACACGCATCAATTCGCATCTAAGCCTGACGCGCTGGCCTATGCCATGGCATCGGTGGAAACAATCGAAGCCGCCCGGCACGTTTGGGCTCAGGACGGGCGGACCTTCCGCATCATTCGCGACGTCGCAGAAATGGACCCGGCGCGCGAGGTTCTTTGCCCCGCATCCGCTGAGGCGGGCAAGCGCACAACCTGCGCCGATTGCCGCCTGTGCGCCGGGCAAGCGACCCGGTCGCCTAAGTCCGTGGCCATTGTGGCCCATGGCAACGGAAAGGCCTATGCATGAATTGCCGCGCCGCACCCAATTCCGCCGGGTGCGGCCACCTTGCCCCGGGCCTAGTGCCCGGGGTCTTTTTCCAAAAGCGCCCGGTGATGCTCCCGGCACACCGCGATCATCACCGCCACCATGTCCGACAGGCTGTCACCCGACGCCAGTACCTCGGCCCGTGTCCCCGACCGTGCCACGTCCACCGCGTCCCGACCGTGCCAGAGGTAATACCTCGGCCCGACCCGACCCGACTGGCCCCGACCCGACCCGACCAAGGTCCGAGGTTCGAGGCCCGACCGACCCCGACCCTTGGTCCCAGAACCCCGACCCGACCCGACCTCGGTGCTTGGACCCCGACCCGACCCGACCTCGGCCCCCGGACCTTGGTCCTCGAAAAGCTTAACAAATGAAGTTGTTTGAGACCGACCGGGGTCCTCTGCCAAGATGAACGATAAGCCATGCTTATGGGTCAGCAGTGTATTATAAGCGATCTGCATATCCGAGAGCCGGATAAAAATTTTTTCCGCGACTTTTAGTTCAACTTTGAACATACCTACGGGCGAAGACACGTCCACATCAGGCAAACCGCCCCCATGCCTGTTCTCAATGCGGGTGCAAAGGCACCTTTCCCGCTCAAGAAGAGGCTTCAGGGTCTTCCATAGTTTGGCTTCTGGACCCATCTTCGGCCTCCCTTGGGGTTACATCGCGCAAGAACGGATACTTCTGCTGAAGCTCCTGCAAACGATCCATGATCTGGTCGCGGCTCATGTTCTCAATCCTGTTCAGCGTCTCGCGCCGATCTGTGGTGAGGCCACCCAAGGCGCTGCGAAGCTTCTCTGCGTTGATGGCAGCGGAAAACTGCTTGGCGTCCTCGGCTCCCCGGGAAAGATTGTATAGCCGTTCAAGCTGGCCAATGGTGGTCACACCATACCTGCGCTCCTTGGCCTCTCGGAGCTCCTTGATGTATTCCACCACATGGGGGAAGTCACTGCCGTTGAGCAGACGGGCAGCGTAAACGTTGGCAATGTCGTGGCTGAAACCTGCCTTGCGGGCGCACTCGGTGTTGGTGTGCATCCCTTCAACGTAAAGCTCGGCAAAGTGTTTCTGGCGCTCGGTGAGCACCCTGCCGTGCTCCTCCTCAATGCGGGCAACGGTCTTTCCCTTGGTGGCTGCGGCGGCTTCCCGGTTCAGCTTAGGGGCAGTCATGTTCGATCCTCCTGACAAAAAGCTACCTTTAGGGGTGCAACAGGCAAGGGCGGTTCGTCAAGAGGGAAGCTCCTACAAGAGAGGATGTAGGGGTACCCCAATCCGAAAATAAAAAGAAGAGACCCCCAAAAACGGCGGTTGTTTCCTAACAAACCCTGTCACTGATTCGTTTTACGTTGCTGGTGTTCTATTACGCCACCAATACAGGCACTGTATTGGTAAATCTTCCTGTAACCCATTGTTTTCATTTATGCCAAGAACCACCATTACGCGTATTACGCCTGATGTGTCAAAAAACCTCGTCACGAAAAAAATGTCGTGGGGGCAAACCTCTTATGTATGGGTAAAACCACCCCCAAAATCGGCCACAAGTGTTTGGAGATATTGGACAAAATTTATTACAAAGACCATTACGGTCCTCCAGAGAGGCGTAATAAACGTATTGGGATTGTCCGTTCCAAGGGCCGAGGTCCGAGCTCAGTGCTACGAGGAAAGCCCTTATTTCATTGACTTTCTAGCACACCCCATCCCCTAGCACAAGGGCCGAGGTCCGAGCTTCTCGTTTCCTGCTCCTCGATCCATTCTCTCCTCCAACCGCTCTGCCAGCGCCCTTTTCCGACCCTCAGAAATATCAAGTATCATCAAAAACAGCCCTTGCAAAACGGCCATTTTTCATATCATACTCACACTCAGTATCAACCACTATCCATAACGGAGGAAAAACATGCCAGACTATGTGGACGATATCCCTGCTATGCTGTTAGGGAAATCCAAGGATTTGAAAGGAGGTGTTAGGGGCTCAAAGACGGCTTTGATGCAGAAGAGGATGCGTGAGCTGCCTGCGGGCAAGTGCATTGCTATTATGAAGGACACGGACGACCCCAAGGAGTTGGAGCGTAAGCGGGCGCACTGGCTGACGTCGGCCAGACGCGACAATCCGGCGATCCCCATGAAAAGCGCCATTTGCAAGAGCCCTGCCGGGGACATGACGCTGTATCTCTGGAAGAGGGACTTCTGATGTCGGTGATCATCAACAACCTGCCCCAGAAGAAGCACGGCAGAGACGTTCAGGCTCGCATCAACCAGATTGAGGCCCTAGAGCCGAGGTCCGAGTTCGACTTTTCCGACACCCAGAACGCGATCATCTTGTGGGCTGATGACAAGGACAAAGACGAGGCGGAGCGCATTCGCAACCTCTGGCTCTCTGCTGCCGCTCTGTCCACGGTCTTCATCAAGACCAAAATCTTCCGCGACGAGGCGGGGGAGATTGGCATTGCCATCTGGCGCACCACCTAAAAACCCTTGGCCGGGGCGGCTCACGTCGCCCTTGCCAACCCCCACGCACTTGTGTAAAGTGAACAAACACACCCACCCACACCAAACGGAGAATGAAGATGACCAAGAACCAAGAGCCGATGATTTGCCTGACCATTGAGCAGGCCCGGGTTGCACTGGAGTGCGCCGAGAACGACATCACCACCAGCGAGTTTGGCGAGATGCCTGACTTCAAGGACGTCAGCCAACTCATGTTCTACCTCCATCGCGCGGAGCTGGTGCAGCGTTTGAAGAACGCGCTGAAGGCGCATGGGGAGGTGGTGTGATGCGCTGGCTTTTCATGTGGCAAGACGAGGACCTGAACATGGCCTACGAAATCTATTCCTGCCAGACCCAGTTCGAGGCGCGAGAGCGGTTCGAGAACGACCACCCCGGCATGTTTGCCTTTGCCGTCATCAGCGGCGGCGACTTCGGTGTGGAGGATTTTCACGCATGAGCGTGGAAGAGACGACCAACTTTAACATCAACTGAAAACTCAAGGAGAGAAGACAATGGCTATCGCGAAGAAAGAGACCACCGAATTGCACATCGAGCGCTTGAAGCAGGGTCGTTTGACGCTGCGGATGGTTGGAACGACGCCGCTTTATTTCAACAGCATGAGCGTGAAGGCGAAGCGCGACCTTTTGCTGGGCGGGGGCCGCAAGAGCAAGGCTGAGCGGGCGAACCTAAAGCACCATCCTGAGCAGGAATTCCGGGACAGCATGTACCGCAAGGCTGACGGCGACACGTTGCTGTGCTTCCCGGCACCGGGCGTGAAGGGTGCCATGGCCACCGCTGCGCTGGCGACGGCAGGGATTTCCAAGGTTGACGTGCAGCGGCTCATCTTCTTGCCGGAGATGTACGTTCAAATCTGGGGTACGCCGTACCTCAAGATGGACGTGGTGCGCTCTGCCGACATCAACAAAACGCCGGACGTGCGGACGCGGGCTTACCTGCCGCGCTGGTGCGCCGAGGTGACCGTTGCCTATGTGCAGCCCACCCTCAACGCGCATTCCATCGCATCGATCCTGACCAACGCTGGCACGATCATCGGGATCGGCGACTTCCGGCAGGAGAAGGGCAAGGGCTCGAACGGCTGCTTCACTGTGATGGGGGACGAGGAGACGTCGCCGCTATGGGACGCCTTGATGAAGGAAGGGCGCGACGTGCAACAACACGCCTTCGACAACCCGGAGCCTGCGGATCACGACACGGCGGAGCTCATGGGCTTCTACCGCGACGAGGTCCTGCGCCGGGCGGCGTAATGAAAATTGCGGGGGCGGGCGACCGCCCCCTGTGGTCAAGGATGGCGGTCAGGGTGGGCGAGGCGGGGTCGGGTGGGTCTCGGCGGTCAAGGTTCGGCACGGCATGGCATGCTCAGGCATGGCGGTCTAGGTTCGGTTAGGTCTGGCTCGGTTAGGCTGGGTACGGCGGTCAAGGTTTGGCACGGCAAGGTTCGGCTAGGCACGGCAAGCAATGGTTGGGCGGTCAAGGTGCGGTCGGGCACGGTCTGTCTTGTTGCGGCTGGGTGTGGCGGTCTAGGTGAGCCGTGTTGTGTTCGGTTAATGCATGGTTTGGCGGGGTCAGCCAAGGCGGTCTAGGTTTGGTTAGTCCCGGCAGGGAGAGTCGAGGCTAGGCTAGGCTGGGCGGTCTAGGTGCGGCGCGGCAGTGTGTGGTTTGGTCGGTTAAGGCTGGGCGGTCGAGGAATGTCTGGGTCAGTCCCGGTACGGCTGGGCGGTCAAGGCAGCGCTAGGCATGGCTGGTCGAGGTCTGTCGGTCAAAGGCCCGAGGTCCATGGTTCGAGAAACACGATCCATGGGCCTCGGTTTAACATCAACAAAGGAGAAGAGAATGTCAGGATTTCCGAAGAAGGAGCGTCAGCGGATCGTTGACGAATACTTGCAGACCACGGGACGCAATATGTTTGTGCCGGGGGAGTTTGTGGATTGGCTGAAGGATCAGTCGGATCACGAGGCCTACCCGTGGTTTTATGGCATGGATGACGGCGAGGCTGCGCGGCAGTATCGCATCGATCTGGCGCGGCGGATGGCCAGCGGCCTGCGGATCGTGGTGAGTGACACGGAGCCGGAGACGAGCACCATCGTGGTGCGCGAATACCCTGCCTATGTGTCGCCCGTCAGCGGGCGCAAGGATGGTGGTGGCTATGCGCCGTTTGATCCAAGGTCCGAGGTTGACCAAGCGGAGTTGCGGCGGCAGGCTGCGGCGTCCTTGGCGGCGTGGCTCAACCGTTATCGGGGCTGTGCCGAGAACATCGGCATAAACGTAGGCGCGCTGGAAGAGGTGGCCACGGCGCTGCGCGGGGTGGAGGAAGTAGCATGACAGCAACCAAACCCTGCCCCGAGTGCCAAGGTTCGGGGACCCAGCTCTTCGAGCGCGTCCACCGCCATTCCGCATCCAACGACAGCGGCTTCATCGAAGAGTACGAAGACGAATGCGAAAACTGCGGCGGGGTGGGGCGGATCGATGACGACGAGGAGGACGACAATGGCTAAGTGGAAGGTGACAGACGAGCCGTCCTTTGAGGGCGCGATCCGCGTCATCAACTACGTCTCCGGGACGCAGAGGCCCAAGGACATCTTCGGAAACGAGGGCCCAGAGACGCCCGTCATCAACTGGCGGGTCGAGCAGCTCGGTCCGTGGGGCTGGCAACCTGTGCCTGTCTACTACGAGGAGGCTGACGGGACGCTGACGGAGATACCAGAATGACTGATCGCACCCTCACCCCTGAGGTCTACGGCGACTTCGGCCTGTTCATGGAACAGATGGGCCTGCGGCCCAAGCACATCGAAAATACTACGACATCCCCTCAGTCTAAGGTTTATCCCAAAGCGGAGACGAGCGACTGGTACAAGCAAGGCAAGGAGTGCCCATTTTGAAAAGCGAAGAACAACTGAGCCCCAACATGAACGACGAGCTCCTCGGCGCGATCTTCAAAGCGCTGCCGGAGAATCTGGATGACGGCGAGCTCTGCGCCCTCACGCTGTCGATCTACAGCGCCTACATCGACGATCCGAGCAAGATCATGGGTGAGCTTCTCGGCTTGGTCTACACCTTCGGACTCTCCACCGGGGTTTCAAGGAAGACCATCTCCGCAGGCCTTCGGATGATGGCAGACCTGCAAGATGCCGAGATGGACAAGGACCCGTGATCGTGGAGCAGATCATCGTCGCCATCGCCCTGATCTGCGGGGAGCATATTTGCTCCAGCATGGTCCATGAGCCGAGGTTCGCGGATCACTTAACATGTGAAGTGTTCCTCTCTGAGGAGCGCCTCCGCCGTGCTAAACTGAACCAGCAGGTCGTCCTCGACGACTGCATCACCA